TGTCTGACGGCAGAGGCTGCGGTTGTTGAACTGCGCAATGTCATCAGGACTACTGAAGGTGTTCCTGCTGCCAAGAAGAAACCGAGGAAACGTCGGGCGAAGACCAATGGGGCTACCCAGGCGCTGGTTGAGGAACGGAAGTCCCTCCCGGAGTCTGTTTCCCGTGGCTCAGTGTTGCTTGATTACACAGAGCTTGGGGTACGCGCACTGGCTTTCGAGGATGTGCGTTTTCGCGGTGGGTTGTTGAACGGGTTGCTCTTTCGAGGGGAAGCCGGTAAGACATACTTCGTGACTTGCAGGCACATCATTGTTAATCGCGTTGCAGTGGATAGATTTGCTGTGTGGAACCAGGAAAAACTCAAAGCTAAGTGTTACTCTCCGAATGGAGCAGTATGCGATGTCGTTGTGGAGGATCTGCTTTCCAATGGAGATGATAGGGTCGTCTTTGTCGTTTCAGGTGCCAATGCTAAGGGTAAGAACCCCAAGGTTGGAGACCCCGTTGTTTACAAAGGCCAAGGTAATGGTCCCACCCCACCTCTTGTGCACTTTACGTGCGCGATTGAGCAAGATGGGATTGTGGTCTGGCGAAACAATGCTGGTCCAATCATGCTTGTTTCACCCGACGGCGAACGGTTCTTTTACGCGGCGACAACCACTAGTGGTTGTTGCCGAATGCCGGTTTTCACTTCCAGCGGTCAAATTCTTGGTGGTCACTACCACCCGGGGTTAAGTATCGCAGGAGTGGTTTGTCCAGGCAGTGAGCGTGAGAGATTGCAGATACCTAAGGGGTTTGAGCGTCGTTACACTCCCCCTAAGATTGATGCAGAAGGTTTGCCGCAAGGTGAGCAGATGTTGGAGTGCGTTGCACGAGAGCGTTCGGGCAGGGTTGAGAAGTTTAAGATGTACCCTTTGAAGCCTAAGGCTGGGATGGTTGGTGTTAACCCGCGGTATTTCCTGGCGAAACCATCAACAGAGATGTTGCATGATGAGCTGCAGAAATTTGCTGGTGACATAACCTACAATGTGCCTGAGGATATCTTCAGGAAAGCGGAGACTCTAGCTATCCGGATGGACGGTCCTAGCGCCACGCTATACACAGAGCCTACTTTGGAGGATTTCAGTGCGGTAGTGTTGGAACTTGGCCGGAAAACTGGTACGTCGGCTGGCGCCTCAGCAGATGGTTGCACACAATTTGACTATGTATGCGCGTTCTCGCAATTTGACGACGATGCCGAAGGTGTCACTGATGAGGTGAGGTTTCTTGATGGAGTCGAATGTTATTCAAGGACGATTTTTGAGTTGTATCGTTGTATTGCAGATGGTCGCGAAGTACCTGAGCATCTTAGGGATATGTACCTGAGCTGCTTTATATGGAACGTCCAAGGCAAGAAAGATGGATACAAGTTGAAGAAGCTCTACATGGGGAGATCAATACAATGCCCCTGCTTTGAGCAGAAGGTTATGTGGAAGGTTGTGATG